AGAAAAGCACATAGAGAAAGACAGAACAAAGCTTTAACTCAGTTTTGCAATCACTTTGATTTGACTTATGGCTCACATCAGGAATATGCTCACATAGATGCAGTCCTTTATAACAAAGGAAAAATTACAGGATTTGCAGAAGTAAAAGGAGTTCATAAAAATATAGAGGACAAACAAGATGTTATAGTAGCTATGAGAAAAATAGTAAGAGCTCAACAGCTTCAAGTCAATAGCGGTAAACCTGTAGCTATTATATGGGCTTTTAATAATGCTATTGTATATGAAAGAATAAATAACTTAAAAGGTATCTTCTATTATGGCGGTAGAGCAGTCAGAGAAGGAAGCACGTTTGACCAAGAAATGCTCATTAAAGTATTAATCAAAAACTTAATAAGAATTGAAGAAGACAGTAAGTAAATTAAAAAAGGAACTTGACAAGTGGTTCAGTCTTTACATAAGACTTAGGGAAGCTAACGAATACGGAATGTGCCAATGCTTCACTTGTGGAGTAGTCAGGTACTATAAAGATGGTATGCAAAACGGACACTTTCAAAGCCGAAAGCACCTAGCCACAAGATTTTCAGAAGATGGAAATTGTGAAGTACAGTGTGTAAAATGCAATGTTTATGGGTGGGGCGAACAGTTTCGCTTCGCTTTAGCTTTAGATGCAAAGTATGGAGAAGGTAGAGCTGAAGAATTACAATACTTAGCTAGAACAACTTTAAAGATAAGTCGTGTTGAATATGAAGAAAAGATAAGTTATTACAAATCACTTGTTGATAAGTTAAAAAAAGAAAAAGGGATTGAGTAAACTTTTTTATTAAGTTTGGCGTATGATAGAACCGATATACGCAAGTGAAGAACACAAGAACATAATCGAAACTTATATAACTATGTGTACTGAGTTTGCAAAAGATGTAAGTTCAAAATCAAGATACAATAATTATTTAGATGTGCTAGATACTATCTTAGAATATCATAACAACTATGGCAAAGGAGAAAGGGAAAACAATTGGTACGATTGGATTATGATAATACCAATAAATCTATCAGTAGCTACAAATGGTTTCTTTGCAGGGCTTGAAACTAAAACTAACGCTTCAATAATAAGAGCTTATAAGGTTGTACTTAGTGAGATGGTTTTTGATGTAGTAGACAAAATAGACGCTTTAGAACAAGTAAATGACTGAGATATACGCAGAAATATCAAAGCTAAGTTCTTTCTTTAGAAATATGTGTTATGGTATAACGCAAGATGAAGAAGCTATTAATGACGCTTGTCAAGAAATGTTCTTGTATTTCCTACAGATGAACCCTGAAACATTAAAAAACATTTATGAAAAAGATGGTATCAAAGGAATAAAGGGTTACGGTGCAGTAGTATTAAGAAGAAGTTTGACAAGTGTAAGAAGTCCTTTTTATTATAAGTATAAGAAGTACTACACTAATTTAGTAGGAGTGTATATGGTAAGCTCTAGTCAGAACGCTTTTCATAATAGTATCTATAACTTACCTGAAGAAATAGAAGACAATTACAAATGGGAGAAGCTAGAAGAAATTGACAAAGTATTAGATAAGCAAACTTGGTACGATAAGAAAATTTTTGAATTGTACTACCAAGGAGAGACACTAGACAGTCTAGCAAAGAAAACAGGAATAAGCAGAAATAGTTTATTTACTACAATAGATAAGGTTAGGGAAATACTTAAAAAAGAATTGAATGAATAAGTTCTTTGTTCCTAACGAAGTCTATGAAGATAGAATAACTATCTGTAAGTCTTGTATTTATTATTTTAAACCTACAGGAACTTGCAAAGACTGTGGCTGTTTTATGAAGATAAAAGCTAGACTTGCACCAATGAGCTGTAGTCAGAAGAAATGGCAAAAAACAACAGAGATAGAAGCACCTGAAACTTTACCTCAAGAAATAGTAGATGAAATTTTAGATATGTGGAAAGACTTAAAAACAGGAAGAGCAAAAGACCAAGCAGCTAAAAAGAGAATGATTGAAACCTACAATACTATTTTTAATACTTCTTACAGTCCTAGAACGAATTGCGGCTCTTGTATTTCAACTTGCTTTGATGGTATAAAAAAACTATATAAAGAATATGCTAAGGGCTAAATTTAAATTAAATAACAATGCAGTTATTTTCTTATTTTTTTGTGAACCCTTAGCGTATTTAAAACTTAAAAAATAGATATGAAAAGAACTTACAAAACAATTAAATGGGTATTGAACAGCCACATTAAAAAGAATGTCAGAAGTCTTTGGACTTGGGAGAATGATAACTTTACTTGTATCTTTGAAAATTATGACGGTGATAGCAGAATATACACACCACACCAATTACTTAAACTATTAACAAATGACACAGAACGATAAACTAATTAAAAACCTAGAAAATATGCCAATAGACTTAGATTACAAAGCAACACCTGAACCAAGTTACTATTCAGGAAAGAAGTACGGTTACTCAGCAAGAAAAGTAGTAGAGGACTTTCAACCTGATAGCTACAACATAGGAACTGCAATCAGTTATTTATTAAGAGCAGGTAAAAAGGAAGGCAACCCTGCTGAACAAGATATACAGAAAGCAATTAATCACTTACACTTTGAACTAGACAGATTACATAATGACACTATATAAATGCGAATGTGGTAAGGAAAAAAAAGAAGTTGGCAAAGCTACAATAGTCTTAAGAGATAAAAAGTGGGTATGCAAAGAAGCTCAATGTAGTTGCGGTAAGTATATGGATAGCAAACCAACAGACGGAATGCCTAGTCTTAAAAGAACTGAAGCATCATTAAGTAAAAAAAAAAGAGGTGACAAGCTTTGGGCAGGAGCAAAAGAAAAGCTTATAGGAACAAGAGGAGTAAATGAAGACTACTAAATAAATTAACAAAAATTCTATTATATACTATGAAACAACAAGTTAAGATAAGTAAAGTAAAGGGAAACCCTAACAATCCTAGAATAATTAAAAATGATAAGTTTAAAAAGCTAGTAAAGTCAATACAGGAATTTCCTGAAATGTTAAAGCTCAGACCTATTGTAGTTGATGAAGACTTTATGGTGCTTGGTGGCAATATGAGATTGAAGGCAAGTAAAGACGCAGGGCTAAAAGAAGTATGGATTGAAGTAGCAGAAGGACTTACTGAAGAACAAAAAAAAGAGTTTATAGTAAAAGACAATGTAGGATTTGGTGAATGGGAATGGGATATGTTAGCTAATGAATGGGATAGTGTACAACTTGCAGAATGGGGTTTAGATGTATGGGAAAATGAAGATGATAAAGAACCTGAAGCAGGACTAATAGAAGATGACGAAATACCTGAAGTAAAAGAAAGCAAAGTAAAGAGAGGTGATATTTGGCAGTTAGGAGAACACCGAGTTATGTGCGGAGATAGTACAAGTTCAGATGATGTAGCTAAACTAATGAATGGAGAAAAAGCTGATATGATGTTTACAGACCCACCTTACGGAATGAATTTAGACACTAATTATAAAGATATATATAAAAACGCAAAAAGCAAAACAGAAAATCAAAAGAAAGTAATTGGTGATGACAAGCAATTTAATCCTACTTTTTTATTAAGTTTTTGCAAAGAGATTTTTATTTGGGGAGCAGATTATTTTTGTCAAACTCTACCAATCAATGGGAGTTGGTTTGTATGGGATAAAAAAATTGGAAAAGGAAAGATAGGTAATGAATTTGAATTGTGTTGGAGTAAGCAAAAACATAAAAAAGAAGTATTAGAAATAGAATGGGCAGGTTTTAGAGGAATGGAAAAAGATGATGGAAAAAGAATACACCCTACACAAAAACCAATTACATTATGTAATTATTTTATAGATAAATTTAGTGAAAACGGAAATATAATTATTGATTTATTTTTAGGTAGCGGCTCAACACTAATAGCAGCAGAAAAGCAAAACAGAAAATGTTACGGAATGGAATTAGACGAAAAGTATTGTGATGTTATAATAGAAAGATGGGAACAATTTACAGGACAAAAAGCAATAAAGAATGGAACAGAATAGAACAAAGATTAACAAAGAGAGATTACTCAAAGCTTTAGAAAGTTCATTAGGAGTAATAACAACAGCTTTAAAAGCAACTGACCTAAGTAGAACAAACTTTTATAAGTGGCTAAAAGAAGATGAAGAATTTGCAGCTAAGGTTGAAGAAATAGAAAACATACAGCAGGACTTTATTAAGTCAAAGTATTATGAATGTGTAAAGGATAAAGTACCATCAGTTGTAATACACGCTGCAAAGACTAGGTTAGGTTGGAACGAAACAAATAAATTAGATATAACTTCAGGAGGTAAAGCTATTAATATGCCTATAATAACATTTGTAGAAACTGATACTGAATAAGAAATACAATCCTTTATTTTCTTCTGATGCTCGTTACTTTATTATAACAGGCGGTAGAGGTTCAGGCAAGTCTTTTGCTGTAACAGTCTTTCTTACTTTACTTACAATGACTAAAGGAATAAGAATACTCTTTACTCGTTATACAATGACTTCAGCTCACTTGTCTATTATTCCTGAGTTCTTAGAAAAGATAGGGCTGCTAGGATTTGATGAGGTCTTTAATATTAATAAAGCAGAAGTAGTAAATACAAGCAATCAATCAGATATTTTATTTAGAGGTATTAGAACCTCAGCAGGAAATCAGACAGCAAGTCTAAAGTCATTACAAGGAATAAGCACTTGGGTATTAGATGAAGCTGAAGAACTTGTTGATGAGAATATATTTGACACTATTGATTTAAGTATTAGAGAAAAGAACATACATAATAGAGTTGTATTAATATTAAACCCTGTTACAAAAGAACATTGGATATATAAAAGGTTCTTTGAGGACAAAGGTGTAGAGGGTGGTTTTAATGGCTTTAAAGACAATGTGTG